TATTTTAGCTAAATCAATACCATAACCTAATGCACCTAGCGCTTGTTCTTGTGGCATATAACCTGCACCAAGCAGACCAGTAGCCGCTGTTAATGCTTGTGCTTGTTCAGACATAGCTTGAGTACGCGCTCCTAAGTTTGCTCTAGCCATAGCCTCTTGTCTTGCCGTTTCCTGCGCTAGCAACTCTGGAGAAGAACCACCGTATGCTGAAGAACTTAAGCCCATACGTCCTTGAGACAACATACGCTCTTCTAAAGCTAAACGATTACGTTCTTCTTCAGGACGTTGTGTGGCTCTTATTTGCTCATACAGGTCAGCCTGTGCCGTACTAGGGTCTACCCCTACCTTGCCGAATAAACCCTGTGCTTGACCGAGTAGTAACGTCTGTAACGCCTGTTGCTCAGGTGTCATAGTTAAAGTATAACCACCTTCATCAGTCGCTTTAGCCGTACCTAATCCTGTAGTAACAGTAAAAGGTTTAAACTGAGACTTTGTATAAACGTCACCTGCTAAGGTTTCAGCCCCTGTTTGCGCTGTTAGTCCCAATGCTTCTACATCATCTATAGCATCATCAAATAGTTTTTTTACTGCCGAGGCTTGCGCCCCACCTGTTATTGCATCAGTTAAACCCATTATACGTTCTCCTAAGCAAATACAGCGGAACAAACCGCCTGTACATTCGTAGGCTCAGAACTGTAGTCATCACCTGATTGGATTACATGACGATGATAACTACTTGAGATTACCTCGCCATCTTCTAATACCTTAGTAGCTGTACGTACTTGGACTACTGTACCTTCCGCTGTAGTTACTACTTCAATTTTGTCTGCTGATACTTCTTTTGTTAAAGCCATTTTGTTTTCCTTTTGTCTGCCCCTAGCATCCACTAGGGGTATTGGTTAAGTTGTTGTATAAGTCAATGAGAAGAAAATATCTGATGTATCGCTATTACTTAGCTGAGATGTTTGTATTGTCCCTGCTCCGCCACTTGTCTGTTGAAATTTAATAAGACAGTAGTTAGTGCCACTTTGACCTTGTACAAACAATCCACTTTCTACACCAGTTCCTGACAAACCATTTACTTGACAAGAACCGTGCGCTCTTGTTGTGTTTGCTCCTAATAGAGTAAAAGGCAATCCTGCAAGCTGTAAATTACCAGTTCCTGCAAAAGCGTCATTGTTTATGTCACCCATTCGCCCTTGAACGTGAACCACATTACCGATTTTTGTGTATTTACAGTTTGCATTAGTTGATGAAGATTGATTGCCAGTATCAGACTCTTGTATTCGCATAGTCCAAGTGCCTTCCTCATAGTCATCTAACTTGTTGGCTGAACCTGTGCCACCTAAGTAAACACCGCCAGATAGGTGTAGGTCTTTGAAACGTGCGCCTGAATCACCTAAGTCTATTGCACCGTTCCTTACAGCCTCTAGGCTGGACGCATTACCTACAGGTCTTATTCTATCGTTTGCGCCATCAAACCTAATTCCAACATCGCCTGAGCCAATAAATAAAGACGTTGTCGTGTTACCAATACTACCTACAGTTGAGCCTGCTTTGTCAAACGTAATAATATCGCCATCGTTACCGTCTAAACGAAAAGTAGCTGCTTTATCGCTTGTGCGTCTTACATAAAACCATCCACTTTGGTTTAATGATATGCCGTCAGTACCGAACTGTGTAGTAGTACCCACCAATAGGTTGCCTGATGAGTCAATACGCATGGCTTCACCAGACCCAAAGGTAGCGTTATTAACACCAAAAGCAACACCTTTACCCCCTGCGCCCTGTACTATAGCGTATCCGTCAGAAGCCCTATATCCAAACTGCGCTCTATCTCCACACACTTTCATGTAGGTATCTTCATTAGCGTTGTTTAGCTGTAAAGCATTAGCAGATGCTTGTATATGCACAGTAGAAGCAGGGCTAGCAGTGCCTATACCTACATTGCCTGATGAGTCAATACGCATACGTTCTGTAGGTGTAGAACTGGCGTCACTTGTGGCTATAACAAAGTCATGTGCATTAGCATCGTTTTGTGCTTCAGCCAACAACGCAACACCTCTATTATTAGCGTACACACCTGACAAAAGAATACCTTGCGTTCTACCTGCATCGCCTGCAGTTGAAGAACTGAATTTAGCCGCATAAGAACCGTTAGACAAAATATTAGCTACAGTATCTTGTGTAGCTTCTACGTCTAAAGTATTGTCAGGATTAATAGTACCTATGCCTACTTTACCTGCTGAGTCAATTGCCATACGGTACGCAGCGTTAGTATCATCATAAATACTGAATTTACCATTATTGTTAATAATAGAAAAATCTGAATTATTATTAGAATCTGTAAGGAACAAGCGAGGAAAAGTAGATTCAATGCGAATATCGCCATCTTTAACGTGTAGCTTTTTATTAGGATTAATAACACCTATACCTACGTTGCCATTAGCCTTAACTCTCATAGCTTCAGTAGAATCAGGATTAAATGCTAAATAGGAACTACCACCTGCCGTTTCAATCTCAAATGAACCTACAATACCTGTGCCGAATGCAGAACGTGCCTTAACGCCTGTATCTGTTGTTGATATCTGTAAACTTGGATTGTTTGTTCCATCTTGAGTTACAAACCTAGCCAAAGTTCCAACGTCTGCTCTTGAAATATGTAGCTTTTCTGCAGGACTAGCAGTGCCTATACCTACGTTGCCCCCAGACACATCAACGAACAGTGTGTTAGTATTAACAGCTACGTCAGCACTAAAGTTTACCACACCAGTAAATGTGTCACCCGCTGTGTCAGCCTTAGTTGCTATCGCTGTTTGTATGTTTGTAAATTCAGTTGTGAACTCAGAGCCTTTAATTACCTTACCCGCGTTGCCTGAAGGAAGACTATCTTTTGCTCCAAAGTTAGTTGTTATAGTATAATCACTCATTAAATTAATCTCCCTAGAAGAGCGTGTACGTCTATTTGTTGTATTGAATAAGGTGCGCCATTAATAGTTGACTCAATGCCTATAGTTACTACAGTACCACTACCACTTGTATTAACCGAAGGACGTTGTATGTCTGTACCTACTGTAAATTTACCTATGTTAAACTCATCTACGTTAAACTCAGATATAGGTGTATTAGATAAAGCCGTGCTAAAAGGTTTCTTAATAAACCCACCATCGTAGTCATAACCCCAAGCTAATGTAGTGTTGGAAGCTACGTTACCAATAACTGTAATGTTAAACTTTTTAAGAAACTTAAGGTTAGTGGAGTTACCAAAGTTTAGTGGATTACTGTAGTAAGACATCAAATAAGAACTACCATTATCCTGATAGCCTTCATACTTAAATATACCGTCTTCTCTACCAATGTAAATACTACCGTCCTGTAGTAAAGCCAAACTACGTGGATTAACACTAGACCATGTAGTCACTCTGTTAGCACCATCAGGTAAAGCAGTACGCATATCAAAGCAGTATATAGTTTGACTGTCTTGTAAAGACAATAAGTAAAATGCTTCATCGGCACTATACAAAGACTTAATAGGATTTAGTTGCGCTCTAACTAAAATAGTCAACTCATTACGGACATTGTTACTAATGTCACGCATAGGCATTGACTTTTCTTGTACAGTACGACCAAAGCTACGTACACCGTCTTCAGACAAGAATATAATGTCAGTACCTGTGTGTTGTACGGAATCTCTAGCAATGCAACCTACACCTTCTACAGTGTCGTGTAGTTTAAAATCAGTAGTTGTAGTAGTGTCAGCACCAGAGTAAACAATAATTGAACGCTTACAGAATATAATTAAGAAGTTATTAAATACAGACAAAGCAACAACTTCATCACTGCTGTTAGGAAATACATTAGTAAGGTCTAGTGAACCTGATGCACCGCCATGCCAGTTAGTACCAATAAGGGTGTCAGACCAATATACAGTGTGTTTATTGCCTGATACATCAGCCGCCCACAGTTTACCAAACCCACCTATAACTTCATTAGCTTCAGGAGCATAGTGTGAGCCATCTACTACTTCTACAAGAGTAAGGCTACCTGCTGTGCTTTTTAATGCTTTATGACCACGTTGGAAGAAATAAACGTCATTGTTAAATGTAACTATCTTCCAGTTATTAGCTGATATAGTATAGCCCACAGGAAGCGTCACAGGCGTTATTGTTGTAGTACCTGAGAATATTTTATTGTTACCCGCAGAAAATACTATTTTAGTACCGTCCCGTTTAACGTACTCATGTACAGCCTCTATGCCTCTACTAGAACCTAACTGTGTAGCCGTACTAGAATCAGTAGATACTTCCGTATAACCCTTACGTGCGCCTATACGCCCATATTCGTCAATAATACAGTTACTAGCGGTAGCCGCAAAGGACTGGTCAAGAGATATAGGTGAATCCTGACTGTTAATCCCCGCAAATCCTGGGGCTTGTACTGTAATGTTCTGTAATTGTTGTGCCATTATTCGTATGTCCAAACAGTTTCAGAAGGAAACCTAGAGGCATCAAAGGCTACTGCATCTGCCAATGTAGTGTCCGCTAGGGCAAATAGTTCCTGCGAAGAAGTACCACCTGTTTCTCCACGTTCACGAGAAGCTAAGGCTATTGCATAGTTAATAACAGGCTGTGAAGGTACATACAGCTTATCAGCATCAAGAGTAAACGGGTCTGCTCTATCTACAATGTTAAAGCGTAATGTATATGCTTTGTCAGGCTTAGGGTACAAATCTACCAAAGCATTACCACTAGTATCTACACCATTCCAAGAGTAGTACAGAGGTGAACCAGTTGCAGGAGTCTGTGTCAAATAAGATTTGTTCATTAAAGAAGAACTAATAGGACGCATGAAATAGTTAGACGTATCATTAATGACATCTAGTATCTTAAATGAGTTATTAGTACCTGTAATGCTGTAACTAAATACATCGTTAGTTGTTGTGACTGTTACTGTTTTACGTAGTGCTGACCAATCCCACGCATCTTCAACAATACGCCTACCATCATTGACAAACTCTCCTATAAGTTTTACATAGGAGTCTGTAGCATTTTCTACAGAAGATGTTTCTTCCTCTCGCATTCTACGCAGTACACTGTTTACTAATTGTAAGTAAGTCATTATCCATACCTTCTTAGGTTCATCAAGGGACTAAGCATTTGTTGTGTAGACTTAATCTTTGTGTCAAATTTAAATAGTTCGTTGTCGAATAAACTTTCGACTTGTGTTGGTTCTTCTTCTTTTTCTTCAGATTCTGCTAAATCAATAGAAGGTAAATCTATATCTACTTCAGGCAAGTCTATATCAATTTCAGGTAAGTCAATATCAGGTGCAGTAAACTCTGGTAAATCAACATTTAACTCTGGTAAATCTATATCTATTTCAGGGAACTCAAGTTCTGGTCCTTCTGGCAACTCTATATCTTTTAATGCTTGTAACGCAGGGTCTACATATTCTTCACCTAAATAATCAAGAGCGTCATCAACGGTATCTACTACGAACTCACCTGCGTCTTTACCTTTGTCAATAAGGTCTTGACCTAAGTCTTTAGCTTTTGCTAATGCAGGGTCTACAGCTTCCTCACCAAACTTATCAACGACATTATCAACAGTATCTACAATGCCTTCACCTATGTCTTTACCTTTGTCAATAATGTCTTGACCTATTTCTTTGCCTTGTTGTAAAGCAGGGTCTACGTACTCTTCGCCTAAATAATCAAGAGCCTCGTCAGCTTTATCAACAACAGCTTCAGCTACTTTCTTGCCTTCTTGCAACGCAGGGTCTACAACTTCTTTACCAAAAGTGTCAATCAAATCATCAGTAGTGTCTACTACGGCTTCGCCTATGTCCTTACCTAAATCAATAACGCCTTGACCTGCTTCTCCAACTATATCTACTCCTGATTCTATTGCACCTCCTAGTGCCTTACCGCCCGCTTCTATTGCGCCTACTAATGCGGTATCTCCTATGTAATCAAAAGTGTCATCAAGTAAATTTACTGTATCCCCTAATACACCCCCTGCAACATCCCCCGCTAGTTCAGCGGCTGAAACTAAAGTATCTCCTGCGTAACCTGCCGCACCTTTAACAATATCACCACCAAACTCATCAACAAATTCGTCTGTACCGCTTCCTCCTGTTAATATAGTTTGTTCAATTTTGTTGAAACCCTCTGTCCAAGCATCGGAGTCTGCACCAAAAGTATCTGCATCAATACCAACAGCGTTTAAACCTTTTTCAATAAAATTTGTATCATAGCCTGTGTATTCAAATAAAGCAGTAACAGGGTCTTCATCTGCTAAGGCGTTTACTATACCAGTTGTTTGGTCATAGGTTAAATTGCCTAAACCAAAACCACTTGTAGTGTCGGTAGGTGCTTGTATAGCACCTGTTGTTTCTAAACCTGATAAAATTAAATTAGCATAGTCACTACCGTGTAGTGTTTCTCCATTAGCTACTTTATATAATGAATACCATGATTCAGATTGTCCTCCAGTTACTGCGGCTAAAAGAGAACGACCCACTAAAGTAACAAAAGGTCTTATATCTCTCACCCACACAGAGTCATCGTCTAGCGGGTCTATACCTATATTTGTTGCACCTATAGCATAATTAAAGTTTTCTTCGTTTGTTAAAGACTCGGGTTCGAAACCTGTTAAACGTGTGTCTATAAAATTACCGTCAGCGTTTTTAGATAAACTTTTAAAATCTACTACATCTGTAGGAAATAAAGTTACTTGACCACTAACGCCTTTGTCTAATACATTAGGGTTAGTAGGTATAGAAAATAAATCACCGTCATCAAAAAAATATATATTCTCTGGATTGTCTAGCTGTAATTGACTTGCTGAAACATTTTTGTATTCTTCCCCGTCAATTTCTCCTTCTTGATATAATTTATAATAAAAAGCTATTTTATCTTGAGTAGTGGAAGCATTAAATCCGTCTGAAAATAAATCTTTATGCGGGCTTTTGTAAGCATCATATAAACCAGAAACATTTTGCTCTCTTAAAGAAATAACATTTTCTGCGTCACTAGATTCTTGCGTTCTTTCATAATCAGTTAATTCCGCAGTTCTTATGTTTTCAGCTCGAATGTCTTGTTCAAATTCTTTTACTGCTTGTTCTTCTTTTTGTTGTTGTGCATAATAACCACCCGCGCCTACAGGTTGAGGTTCTGTAACAAATTGACTAGAAGACCTGCCACTAATAGGATAAGCTGGGTTTTCAATTATAGTTATAGGGGAAGTACCGTCTCCGCGATAAGTATTAGTGTCATCAAGAGAAGAAATATTTTCTTTTAAATTTGATAACTCTACAAACTCTTTATCTTCAGCAACTTGTTCCTCTATTACTTTATCTAAAGAAACATATTTTTCTTTATTTTTCTGTGCATTCCATTTTGCCAAGTCTTCGTGATAACGCATATCACGTCTACCTCTAGGATAGTCTTGATAACGTGGACGTTGTAAAAGAGTAATTTCTGACATTAGTTATCCCTCTGTACTTTCTTAGTCTTTTCAACAGTTCTCATAGCACCTAAACCAAGCATACCCATCAGTACTGGCATCATTGTAGCCATATCTAAAACAGGGATTTCAATGGTAGAATCGGCAAGAGCAAGCGTAAAATTTGCCATCGGGATAAGAATGTACTGACTCGCAAGTCCAATGCAACAAGTCCAACCAACAGCAGGTCTCCAACCCGACACAAAGAGGCTCTTATGTGACGCTTCTGTCTTATTAACTTCAAGTTGCGCTTTCGCAAGTTCCTGCGCGTGTTTTTCAGCCATTGTCGAAAGTTCAAAGGCGATGGCATTCTTCTTGTCTTTATCCTCTATAAATTTGTCAAGTAACCCTGTAACAGGTCCGATTAGTTGCTCTAACATAAATGCCTCACTTAAGGGGATTTGAGAGGTAGTCCATACCCTGCCACAAATCCTCTACCTCTTTGGTCAATGTCTTTAACTTCTTACCTACGTCACCAATATCTTTTGTAATAACTTCAGCCTTCGCTACTGTACCTTTTATACCCTCTATCTCATTAGCTAGCTTAGAAACGTCTGTATTCAATTCTAACAGCTTTTCTTGCTGACTTAGTAGTGTCTCTAGCTTTGTGCCTAAAGTGGCTAGATTCTGCTGTATGGGGCTTACATCGGGTATCTGTGTAGCTTCTACTGCTTCCAGTCTTGAGTACAGGCTAGAGGCTGTCCATACGCCACCACCTATTGTACTACCAATACCTAGAACTATGGCTATCCATACACCTTTAAATGATGTACCGCCAATGGTTAATTCAGTTTGCTCTAAACTCATAGTTCCGTACAGTCACTGTTCATAAAGCAATCATAACTATAGGCTGTAGGACCAGTCAAATAATATTCTGATTCACTACCTGCGGCTAGTATGTCTGCTTCCGTTACGTATAAATCTAAACCAATATTGTCATTACCATTAAGGTAAACTGCTGTAAGGTTTCTAGTGGTGTTATAACCCATAGCAACCCACTGTTGGTTAGAATCGTAAAAGATGTTAGTCTCTTCCGCTGTAGTGTTAGCATTCTCTATACCTTGCTCTAGGAACTCTACAGCTTCTTTGTTACCTGCTACAGATAAGAATGCACTAGCGTTATTAGCGTGTTCCTCAATGGAGTCTAGGGAGTCGTTGTACGTCTCTACCTCGTCCTGAGTGATTGTCAATGATTCTATATTGTCAGCTACAAAAGTCTGTACTTCTGCTTCCTCTTGAGGAGTAGCGGCTGACTCAGATACCTCAGCTACTTCCTGTACAGCAATCATGTCCACTACTACTTCAGTAAATACACCAATGGCTTCATCCATCATGTCTAACTCTGTGTATGCTTTTTCCTCAAGTACAGTCTGTAAGTCACCGTAGGCTTGATAGTTTGACATACTAGACAAAGCCGCTGTGTACGCCTGTAGTTGCTCAGGACTGATGTGTGCTGTACCAGAGATAGTACCATCTGACAATGCGTCACCATAGTATGCGTACTCTTGAGCCGCACCGACTAACTTAATGCCTCGGTCTATCTGGTCAACAATAGCATTGGAGGTGTTGATTAGGTTGTCTAGTTCACTGCTTTGTGCTACGGAACTTAGCACTAACAGAGATAATATCATCTTCTTCATCTGTGTCCTCTCCTCCAATGTTTAGTATAGTGTTGTACCAATCTTGTGTATCTTTGTTGTAGTCAGGTATGTATATTTCTGGCTGTCTCTTCATAACTAGCATAGCACGTTTACCTACTACTAGCTTGCCGTTACTCAGTATGGGACATGGAGTACCCGACATAAACATACTCTTCCATACATCTACTGCTTCACACATACGGGCTACTGCGGCTACCTTCATGCCTAAGTCACTAAGTACCTTAGCGTCCCTACGTCTGTTACAGTTTTCATCAATCTTGTACTTACCTTCCGACCAACCTACTACCACGGTCTGTACTGATGACCCTATACCTTTTAAACACGTTTCAATACCATTGGACATATAGCTAGGTGTTATAGCTGAACCTACTGGTATTTCTGAACTACTCCCTGCACCATTATACGTGTTACTTGTTGATGTATCCTGTGTGCTGTTGTTACTATTCGTTATGCTGTTGTCCCCATGAAATGTATTCAAAGAACCTTCCTGAGCGTTGTCAGCCAGTGTAACTACGCTAAACAACATTAACAAACAAAATAGTCTTCTCATTACTTTTTATGTACAATCTTCTGTACTGTATCTGATTCATAGATACGTAAACCTAACCAAATAATAGTAAACAGACTGGCTACGGGAGGTAGCCATGCGGCTACTGACATTATTCCTGTTGATGCCGCGGCTAAGTCTAGTGCTTGTTTTGCTTCGTTGGTCATTTGTATGTCCTTATATTGCGGCTATTATAAATGCTAAGAGTTCTGAGTAACGAACACCTAATTGAGTTATTTCAGTTGAACCTTCTGGTGCGGCTTCTGCATAATTGTATGTTTCACCTTCATGTTCCCACCAAGTATCAGAACAAAACATAGAGTAATTATGAGCGTCTAAACCTTCAGCAGTAAACGCATCTTGTAAGTCCTGCGCAATAATACCAAAGTGTATTCTAGCGTCATTGCCTTTTTCTTCAACTGCATCATTAAATCTGTACTTACGCAATAAACCTTTTGCGGCTACAGCTACTCTGGTTTCTGCATCAGACAAAGTTTCTATTTGTTGTTTAAAGTTTCTGTCTGATGTATTTATTGTTGATGTAGATGCGTATAATTGTGACCACTTAGCACTAGAAGCACCTAACCGCATTTTACCATTATGGTTTGCACCAGAAGTCGTTAGAGGTTGAAAATACGAATTATTTGTACCTGTCCCACCAAATATACTAAATACACCTACTGCAATTTCACCTGATGATAAATATGTGTACCTTGAATCAGCGTAACCAAGACCAGTTGTACCTATGCCACCGTGGTCTACAATAGCACCGCCATATCTTGTTTTTTTAATTTGATAAGCAAGTGCCGCGCCTGAATAGTTTGTGTTTGTTGAAGTAAAAGGTGTAACCTGATTGCTTGCTAAGTCTACGGTAGCCGAGCTACTAATTTGCGCGCCAAGCACTGCATTATCTGCTATCTTTGCGTTTGTAACAGCATCATCAGCAAGTTGGTCAGTATCTATAGAACCATTAGCAATGCTTGTTAAGTAATCAGACGAATCAAAAGCCTTAACCTGTGCTAGGTTAGTTACTTCTGAATCCATCAATGCACCTGCGGCAGTAACATTAGCTGTATCCGTTACGTCTGCACTTGCTTCAATACCATCTAGTTTAGTATGGTCAGCATCGGTAAATGCGTTAGTGTCTGCATTGTTTTCGTACGCTGTCTTTATCTCTGCATCGGTTTGGTCTGCGGTTGCACTAGCTTCTATACCAGTTAGCTTAGTCTTCTCAGCGTCTGTAAAAGCATTAGTATCTGCTTCAGCTTCATAAGCTGTCTTTATTTCCGCGCCTGTCTGGTCTGCGGTTGCGCTAGCTTCAATACCATTTAACTTAGTATGGTCAGCATCAGTAAAATCATTTGTTGTTAAACCACCGTCACCTACTGTGTACGTTGTGTTAGTGCTATTAATAGTAAAGTTAGGATATGTACCTGTTATTGAAGTAGCACCTGTACCCGTTAAGGCTACTGTTTGGTCTGGTGAACTATTTGTAATAGTACCGTTACTCGCTATAGAGATACCAGTTCCTCCTGTGAGGACACCAGTAACATTAGCGGCTGTTACGCTTGCGTCTGAACCATTAGCACCGCGTAAATCACTTGTAGAAAAACCTAACCCATCGTTAGATGTAAATGTAACGACACCTGTAGAGCCGTTGTAAGAACCTGCTGTAAACCCTGTACCGTTTGTACCATTTGTACCGTTAGTACCGTTTGTTCCGTTTGTTCCATTAGTACCATTAGTTCCGTCAGTACCATCAGCACCCGCAGGACCTGTTGCTCCTGTAGCACCAGTTGCTCCTGTAGCACCTTGAGGACCTGTAGAACCTTGAGGACCTGTAGGACCTATATCCCCTCTAGGGACAGTCAAAACACCCGTAGAAGCGTTATAGATTACTTCGGTATCTGCCGCGCCCGTGGCGGCTGTAAGAGTTAATATGGAGTTTGCAGAGGCTTGTGCAGAGGTAGCTGATGCTTCAGCGGCTTGCGCTTGAGCAGTAACTTCCTGTAGAAAGGAATTGTCCGAAGATTCTCCCGAACCACCTACACCTCTAAATATAGCCATGCAAAATTCCTGTAAAAAAGAAAAGGGGAAAGGGACTCCCGAATGGAAGCCCCTTAAGTACTACTAAGCGTTTACAGCAATGTTGAATGCGGCATCTGGACGTAGAACAGCAGTACCATACAAAGTGTCAGCAGTGTATAGAGTAGACAGGAAATCCTGCTTGTACTGAGTCTGTGAACGAACACCCATTTGCTCCGCAAGAACCATAGAGTCTTTGTGGAACAACATAGCTTGTTTAACGTCACCACCTGCGCTGTTATCCGCGGCAGTTTCAATGATAGGACAGTTAGAAGAAACAAAGATGTCGATACCGTATAAGTTACCGATTTGACCGTTGTTTACAACTTTACCATCTACAAAGTCACTTGACGAATAACGGTCAATGCCCATGATAGCGTTACGGATTGATGGTGGTACTACAAGACAACGATTGTCCATAGGTACGTCAGCATCATCCATTTTTTGAATCAAAGCACGGAAACCCGCATCGTTGAATACGTCACCTGCGGCAACTGAGTCTACAGCATAAGCCTCAACACCAGTACCACCTGCAAAGTTATAAGTACCAGTACCAACGTAATCACCACCGTTGTCACCGAAAGACTTACCTAGTTCAAACAAGCTAGTGTCTACTTGTTTAGCTAGAGCGTAACCTGCGTCACCTGTGTAGAACTGACGAAGTGAAGACAATGCTTGAGTCTCAGTGATGTCTTCGATAAGACGTGAGTACTCGAAGTGCTTGTCTAAAGCGATTTGTACTTCGCTCC